TTGTAATTCGGGGCTGCTTCTGAATTTATTCTTAAATTAGGACGTTTATCACCCCAATCTGGATGATGAGACCACTCTCTTGATAACATACCCTCAATTGCAGGATTGACTGTTCCCAGTCTACTAATTCTCCTATTTTGGTTCATCATTTTAGGAGGTGTTGAATCTTCTATAAACATCTGTTGTTCGGGGAGTCCCTTCAAGATGGTCCATGCTAAGTCAAACTCATTCATAATCTCGCCTCCTCATTACGTGTACCGAGGTTATATTCCATAGGTCTATCGCATGCACCACACGTTGCACGCCATAGAAAGTGTAACATCCCACAATGGGTACAACGAGTACCCGCACCTATATCTAAAACATCTGCAATGTCAGAAACCCTTGCTCTTTGTTTCTTAGTGATACCTTTCAACGGAGCATCTGTGTTTTGCACAGTACCTACATCATAATGAATGTCAGAACGTATATTTTGTTTTTGAGCACGACTTATGTCTTCGATATCAAGTGTTTGTAACTCGAATCCCATACATTCCCCTCACTCTCAACTTGTAGTTACAACCACATAGATATTTCCCAATATAGTATGTGGGTCAGCCGAAACGCAAGTATTGTTACCAATAGCAGTGCTAATGGCGTTTTGTACTGCTGTCTTTCCATCACTCGTGTTAAAATCAACAGGAGCATATGGTCCAAGTATTGTAACGCTCTTTGCCATGTTAGGTCACCGCCTAATCAGCGCTTTCCTAGTGCCCACCATGAGCCAGTGTTACTGGCTACACAATCTAATGTAAGAGAGCCGGGTGCTGCGTCCGTAACGATTGCAAATGCCCCGTCTACGCCTCCACCAGTGACGTCACCGAAGGTGTCGCCCGTTACTCCGCAAGCGAGTATTTCTGATAGCCCAGTTACTATTGTGCCTGTTGCTACGCTCGCTGCGTTCCAATCTCCGGTAACCATCATTAGGTCACCTAATACGTGTGTTCTATTATCTACTGTACTGCTAAATGCCATATATTTTCACTTCCTTAATTTTCTTCTATAACCGAATCTACTTCTTCTTCAGTTATTACTTCTACTACTTCCTCTAGTATTTCGTCAACAACTTCTTCCTCAAGTGACTCGGGTTCTATCTCTTCCTCAGCAGCCGGACTTAAAACCATGTCGACCATTGAAAGTAAAGAGGTTTTTGTTTTGTATCCACCGGGTACTGCTACACCATATGATTTCAACCAAGTTTCAATCTGTGCTTTACGCCATCCTGAATCCGGTAATCCATCACCTAATGTATCAACGTGTTGTGGTTCATCACCGACAACAAGCATGTTATCCCCAAGTTTTCGTCTGTATTGGTCTACCCAAGCCTGACTCACTTGACGTTCCTCGCCACGCATGAAATCCCTGATTGTTGAATCAGGTGATTTCTTTTTGTAATAAGGCCCAGTATATTTTACTGTTGGCAGTTAAACCACCTCAGTTGTAAAGTATCATTACTGTGGTAACGTTTGATGAGCCGCTTAGGTATTGCAAAGTTGCTGTTAGTCCTGTGAAGGATGCTCCAACTGCTACTGCTGCTGTTCCTGCGTCGGTTGCCATAACGCTCAGAATCGCTGATGCTCCACCGGAAAGAATGATTGTCTCACCATCTGCTCCACCTGTGACATTAATTAATGCCAATTTAGGTGCTGGGTCATATCCGTTTGCTCCATCGCTGTTTACTGCGCTGAAAGTTCCCGGACCGCCGCCGGGATATGTTGTATCTGCTGCTCCGTCCAGCCATTCAGTAGTGTCGTGTGAACCCGCTCTGAGTTCCCATGCCCCTACAAGGGCTGCTGTCGCTGTTCCGCCTAATGTTAATGTGCTTGCCATATCTTTTCCTCCGTATTATTTTTTCCGCAAATAACCTCACTTTAGGTTACGAATGCTCCCTTGTGCTCCAAAGAAAGTTGTCCATACCTCACCCATAGTTCGGTAAAGTCCTTCCTGTCCTAGTCTGTTAATTGCGAATGGGTCGCCTGTTTCGATACCTGACTCAAAGTATTGAGTCGGAATTGCTGTGCTAAAGTGTAGATAGTCTGTATCTAGATAGTAGATTTTTGATAGGTTACCATCATCGTCCATATCTTTTGTTGGGATGATAGGTACTCCGTTGTATGTTGCAACTATGAATCCTGCTTCCATGCCCGGAACACCCTTTACACCATTGTAGGTTGGGGTAACTCTCTTCTCTTCCATGAATCGCTGTTGTGACTGCAATAGTTGTTGTAGTCTCATCAATGTATCATATCCAGTTAGCATGACCTTTGGATTTCCACCACGTACCCATATCTTTTGGAATAGGTCATCTATTTGGTCTAGAGATAAAACTCTGTCTGCTCCAGCAGTACCAAGGTTGGTTTCTGCATCGGACCATGAGTTAGCAGACCTGTCTATTGAATAGATATCTAAATCCCCTGCTGCTGTTACCCAATTTGAGTCTTGACCCATTGTAGAATCGCTTGCTGTGATTCTGTCTAATGACTCGAAGTTGTTTCCAACTGGTGTATCAGTGTCTACAAGAAGCATCTTGTTGACCATCTCAGCGTGGTGCTTACCCATTTCTTCCTTAAGAACTGAGCGTATGTCACCCATTCCATCATCCTTGTCTGCAAGGAAGATTGCTGTCTCGGACATATCGAACGTGTGTGCGATTGTCTTTGGTTTTGCAGCAATGTGCTGGAAAGTAGGTTTTACTGTCTCAGGTAGTGTTGCGTTCTCTGCAACTCCACCGTGTACAACACCAGCGTTTGGTCGGCCGGTGATAACGCGCCATCCTGACCTGTCCCATGGTTTCTTTGGTAGTATTGAGAAGGCGTTGAACTCTTGGTTCAATTGTGACCAAACCTTGCGACCATAGATTGCTTGGTATGTTCCGCCTGTTGTGGACAGCATAGGGCTGTCAGCCTTGAGTAATTCACTACCAGTGTATGAGTAACCCATTGCGTTACCTGCTCCATAGTAGTATCTTTCCATATCTGTTATTGTTCGTACATAATCTCTTGCCATTTTAATTCCTCCGATTTATCTTATTCTCTAATCTATTCACTCCGGATTAAATGCCTTAGATGCCAAGTGATGTACTTCATCCCATGACATCTTTGCCATATCCTCTGTTGAAGGTACTACGACTGATGTAGTGTCTTCTGATTTTTCAATTGTTTCTCCAACTGCTGCTGGAGTAGTAATAGTATCAATGCGCTCTGATAATGCGCTGATTGCCTTTGTTATTTCGTCTAGAGGACCACGTGCATCGTATTCCGCTGCTTCTGCCTTTGTAATTTCCTCTGTACGCTCTGTTGCAAAGCGACTTGCGAACTGTGTCTCTAGAGAGCCACGGAACTCTTGCTCCATTGCTGCTGCCTTATAGACCTCGTATGCTGCTTCAATATCTGAGTCCGATAGAGTTGCTGGGTTGATAAAGTCTGATTTCTTTACTGAACCAGTAGTCTTACCTAGAGCACCAGTAGATGGGTTTCCACCTTCCTGCGCTCGACCCTTGACCTGTCCAGTCATCTGAACTGCCATTGCATCTAATTCTTCAGGTGTAGAACCTAAGTTTGCTTTTTCTAGACCATCGAAGTGAGCACGTGCCTCTGTAGTATCTACTCCGGCACTCTTTAGAGTGTCTTCCATCCAGTTAAGATAATCGGATGTAATAACGTCTGAGTACTCTGACTTCTCTACAGACTCTTCTACATCTTCTTTCTTCTTATCGTCTTTCTCTTCCTTATCGTCTTTCTTGTCTTCAAGGAAAGCAGGTTTTTCACCTTTCTCCATGTTGTCAAGTCGGCCTTCTAAGCGAGATAGGACGTCGCTCATTTGCTTCATCATATCATCATCATCGTTTTCTGTTGTTGTCATTTTTTCCACTTCCGTATCTTCTTTTAATATACTAAATGTTGCTTCAGGGTTAATGCCTTTTTCACAAATCGTTATTTCATGAAGTTCCAGTTTACTTATTTCTTGGTAATCTCCTCGTTTTGCATCAGATTTTCTGACTCTCTTAAACGCTTGACCACCGATACTGAATCCTCTGAGAATACCTTTTCTAATCTCTGCTGAGACTTCCTTGGCTTTCTCGATGTCGTTACGGAGTTGTACTACTACAAACATCCCGACATCATCGACTTCGCTTTTCCACAACCTCCCTTCGCTATCTGTGTAATTCGGTACTACGTCTCCAACTTGTATATTACTATGAGCCAATTGAACATTTCTATATGACGGATTTTCCATGAATTTCCGAAATGCGTGTTTCAATGCCTCCTTTGTTATTACGTCGCCTTGCTTGTCTACAACTTCCACGCTTGCGTAGCCAGCGACAATGAGGTCATTACCACCCTTGAGGATGGTGATTGGTTCATCGCCATATCTGAATCGCTGTAGATTACCGAGCACACTAACCACTGTTATGTATAACCTTACTACTTAATTGCTGCGAGACTACTAATCAAGGTTTCTTTCATCAAAAACGCTAGACTGCGCCGCAATTTCCTTCTTTTTCTGTTTTCTACCCGGATAATCATCAGGCTTCTCCAAATCCTCAGTAGGTCGATTCTTCATATCCCAATCAGGTAATGATTGTTCTGCGGTAAGCCTAGTTGGTCCTCTAGGGCTTTCCACACCACCACCGACATCTATACCCAAACCTCTACCTGCTAGATTACTATGACCCTTTTCTATCTCATCAAGTAACTTTTCCATAATCAACAATGCTTTGTACATTTCTTTTTGTGGTTTCAATAAGATATTCTTATCTTTTTTAGGTTTTAATATACCAGCGCTCTCTTCTTCTACTCTTTCTTCATCCATCTCTGGTTCTATTTGAGATTCTTCTTTCAACAAGTCTTCTAAATGAGAACCCCAATAAGGCTCTAAACTCTTTGCTAATCTTATAGAATAATCAGAATTAGTTAAACTACCTATCGCTGATACTGGATTAACAGCCTTGCCTTCTACAATTTCATACTTCACTAAATCCTCAGGTAAATGAATAATAAAATATCCATTGTCTATTTCAGTAGCAAATGTAACGTGATAATCAACTTCACTCTTAGCCAAGATAACCCATTTAGGATGTTTCTCTTCCCCTTTCATGTATGTAGACTTTGCATCACGAAGCATAATCTTATCAGATTCTTTCCCTAAATCCTTGACAGCGGCCTCTAACCCAACCTCATCAGTAATTCTAACATCCGATGGGCTAGGTATGAATACAGGATGATAACTTTCAAATTGTCCTCTTAGTATCTTTATTCTCTCTCTCGTAGTTAATTCAGTAACTTCATCATCATCGTAGTAAAGAATATCATTTACATAAAACTCATCATCTTTTAGTATACCATCTATAACATAGTCTTTCTTACAAACTAATTTTAACGAATCTTTAACATCATCGTCTAATGGTATTTTTTTACCTTTTTCATCAAATATGATTATTCTGTTATTTTTCTTTACAACCTTGCATCTTGTACCGTCGACTAATGTTGAAACTACCCATTCACCAGTAAATCCTCTTAATTGATTTAAGTCATCTAAATCAAATATACGATGTAACGGGTCGATTAAGGGTACTTCTTTAGGTAAATCGGCTTTACCAATTTGTTGAGGATTATCGGCATATGATGTACCAGTAATAGGATTAGTTTGATTCCAAGCAGGTTGTGTTTGTAATATTCTAGGGTTTGTAATATCCACATTACCTATGACATTATCATATGTACCTTCACCAAATATATGATACCATGCCGCTTGAGGCATACTTGGATACGCAGAAGTTTGAGGATTGCTACCCACAACAGGTCTTCCATCTCTTTCAAACTCAAAACCAACTGTTGGTTCTGCCACATGACCGTGTTCTCTAGGCCAATTAGCATGAAGCAATATTCCATCTTGAGATTTTAGTGGCTTCAAAGGTGCAGTAGTGAAATCTACTGTTGGTTTTTGTTCTAGTTCAAAAGGTGTAAATTGATTGTTTTTTCCTTTGTCAGCAGATTGCTCATCATACGTTATTATATGACTTGCTATATCTTTGTAAGAAGCGTGCTGATTATTGGCATTTTTCATCGGTTTACCTTTCTTATTTATTTCTCTCGGATGTAATGGGTCTTTCGATTCATAATGAGATAAACCATAATGTTCCAATTCATTTTTATCTAAAACTGAACGTTTGCTACTAGGTCTTACTCTTCTTTTAATTTGATTTAAGGTACGATACGAAGGTATTGATTCAGCAACAGCATTAGGTTTACTCATATTTTCGTATAATGTTCTGTTATCTCTCTTTTTAGGTATAGAGTTTCTATAATTTTCTAATGTACTATCCATATGTGCATATAAATCAGTAACACCACCTCTACTCAAAGTATCCATGTGTTCACTTCCTTGAGGCATAATTTCTTGACCCCACGTTGCAATCTGTCCCAACGACGCTGCTCTAACTGGACCATTTAACGAAGATAAATAATCTCTAACATAATTTTGATGTGCATCATCATTAGGTAAACCTAGAACTTTTAGTGCTTTATCAACTTTCATAGTTGGATTTAATTCGTGCATCGTTCTACCACTTTGATGCATCATATCGAATATACTTGCTACGTTTTTATGAAACGAGCCACCTTCCATTTCTTCAATGGATTTCCTATCACCCTCAACTATGTGATATCCCATAGTTGTAATATTATGATTGGGGTCATGAATAAGACCTCTACCAGCGTCTTCCCATAATCTTTGAGAATTATGCATGAACTTAATCGGGTCGCTTGGGTCAAAAGCACTTGGGTCATGTTCTAACACCATTGGAAGTAAAACGGTTTTAGCATACTCTGCTTGTGCTTGTTTATCTGCTAATCTTTTATTGTAAAAGTCTATACTTGGTTGTTTTGTGATACTACGTCCTAATGTTAAGTCTCTCATCTCATTAGGATATAGTGAATTATTCAATTCTGTAACTCTGTCCTCTGCTCTTTTAATTTCAAGAGTATACCAATCATCAATATTTAGTTTAGTTTTTTTACCTAAATACGATAATGCTTCTTTTTTGTCCATTGATTTAAATGTATTATGATGATATGGATTTTTTATCCAATCTAAATATTCCTCAGCATGTTGTAAATCTTCATAAAATGGTTTTAAATTAAATGACGTTGCTGTTTTGCCTCTTTCGTTTTTAGTATCAAAATCACTTAATTGATTGTAATTAGTTGATAACTTTGAATCTAATGTATGTCCATCGTCTTCACTTTCTGCACTACCTGCATCACCCAGCATTCTTAGATATTCAGGATGTGATACACCCATAGAGGTTCTTTTATCAGGGTCAGCAAATAATTCTTCATACGATGTTACTCCCCAGCCGGGATGTGAGTCCCATGGTGGATATCTACCGTTATCAGCAAGAAGGCGGTGATGCATCGCACCTATATCCATCAAAGAAGTATCTCCCCTTTGTGCTGAACCTACACGTGTAAATGGGTTATCTGAATGAAGTTTCTGCATAGACCCGTTTCTAGATATATTACGTTTGATATCATACTTTTCAGAGTCAACATCAAAATTAGTTTCTATGTTTGGAGGACGTGTCATAATATTAGGGAAACTAGTAGATTCTGTATCACTTGAATTATTGTGATTATTTCTCAATATTCTACCTCTAGCATTAGGACGTGATTTATCAGTATGTGCCATTATTTCAAGTGCACTCCCACTACCAACAACTCCAGTATCCCTTTGTATATTATGTAAATTACCAAACATACCAGTATTACCACTATTAGGGATAATGCTATACTGAGTTTGACCTTTTCCTTCCTCATCAGTCTGTAAATAACCTAAAGGAGAAGATTTACCACCATCAGTAGAAAGATGATTATGAAGAATATCAAGATAACTGGTATGTGTTTTTCCAATACCCGGACTATGTGAATATGCATCTTCTTCCATATGTGCCCAACCTTTTAGGTTTCCATCTTTATCTTCAAAATAATGAGACTTCTCTTCGGGTGTTAGTTTTTTATCATCAGGCTTTGGACCGTTATTACCTATCCTTGTAACAGACAAACCTCTTCTAATTGGTTTTTCTTCTGTTACTAATCCTTTTTGAAACTGTATATTATCCATAACTTGTTGCATAATTTCTTTATCTAACAAAGGCTCATTATAAGCATTAAATATTGAATGATTATCAAGTTCATTTAATTTTTTATCATAACCGACTAAAGACTGTAACCCTTCTTCTGTTAATTTAACATCACTAGTTTTATGTATTCTACTAGTAATTATATCTTTCAAACTCTTACCCTTTTTTCTTTCCCTCTTAATAGCAGCAACATCAGAATTAGAAAAAGAAAATAAGTTATTAATATCATCTATATCAACATCACCTTCAAACATTTTAACGATATTCTTTCGTAATCTTTCATGTGCTGAATCTTCTATCATACTAGTTTCACCAGTATCAGGGTCTGTATATTCATAAGGCTCTAAATAAACAGAGTTCAATGCTTTCTTTACTGCACCTTCCATACCACTAGTTGTATTATCATCTGAGGTTTCTAAGTATTGATGTGTGTTAGGTCCAAATTGATGTGGCATTCTCATCCAGTGGTGTAGTTCAGCGTTTGTTCTTCTTTCCTTGTTTAATTTTAATCTAGCCATCGGCATGATATGCCCATCGGATAATTTGATGTCTTGATGTTCAGGATGGTCTGTTCCATGTTCATGTATATGCTGTAAGATTTTAGTTCTGTCTTGTGGAGCAACAAACTCTAATCCGTAAGCCCATGTTTCCCATCCCATTGCTTTATTGTGTTTAACAGAGTTATTAACTCTCAAATCTCTTTTAGCAGCAGCCAAATCTTCAAATTGTGGGTTATGCAAAAGATGGTCTTGATACTCTTGTTCAGATATTTTTCTAGTTAATTTACCTCTAGTGTTACCACCTAGCATCAAATCTTCCATACGTTGGTTAAAGTGTTCTTTTTCTAAATTAACACCATTTGATTCTAATTCCGCAAGTCTCTCATCACCTTGTTTTTTCTTCCACCTTTCAAAATCTGCTAACCTAGTGCTATGAATGTGTTTGTAATGACTTTGACCATGTTTAGACTTAGAACCAATAAAGGGTTGTTTTCTAGGTAATGATTCTTGATAATGTTCTTGTTGATAAATAGGAAGGTTTTCATTATCATACAATAAATCTCCTTTGGTATTTTTAGCATGAATTGCATTTCCCTCATCATCGAGTTTATTCCTACTCGCTCTTCTAGTTCCACCCTTAACACCTCTATACAAAGAATGTCCTTGTTTCAAATGATATGCTTCATGAGCATCTTCCTTTCCCATCAAACGCTCTGCAAACGAGGGACTATCATCATCTGAAAAATACATTTCACTAAGTTTTCTTTCCCATTCAGGTTTACCAGTAACAGCGTTCCTTCTTCTAAGTGGGTGGTTGTGTTTTGAAAAAGGCCAATACCCATATGTACTAACGGTCTCAGGCCATTTACCATGTCTTTGAGTCATAACATGGTCATTTCTTATTTGACCTGACCATGGATGGTCAACAGATTCTTGTTGAATTAATCTAGAAATATTAATATTTTTTTGTTTTTTTGCTTTCTTTAACATATATGCTGTATACGAAAAAGCGATTTCGTCAGCCTTAGTCACATCAAATGTTATATTTTGATTTTCTAAATTCTGCAAAGATTGTATGTAAAAACCAACTTCATCATCAGCATATACATTATCATATATGGCCTTGATTAAGTCATTACGATGTCGGATATAAACATCAACTGCGTCTTCTTTCACAGATTCATCCCTCATCGACACGGCCTTCGCTAGCCCTGTCATGAGTATTCATCTTTGGAGAAAGTGAATCTAGGCTAACGGATTCATTCGTAGCACCCTTGTTTGCAACATCAGTTGAATCTAGAAGATGTTGGTTAGTGGTATAACCCGCATTACGTGTCTGACCACCAGTTTCTGAATGGAACTCTACTCCCCCCGGCTCTGTTGAAAATGTAGTTTGATAATGCGCTTTAGACAAAGTATCGATTCTTTTTTCTAGGGCTGCGGCTTTCTTTAACATCTCATAAACCTCAGGTGAGGCATTTTCATATCTCGGTTTCATCAATACATCTCCTGTACTTTCTTATGTTGGTCTGCCATTTCATGTATGTCATTCCAACTCATTTCGTGAATCTGTTCATTAGAATATTTGTCGGGATTATTCTCGTCTTGTTTGAGTACAATACCCGATGAAGTTTCCATATCTGCTCTAAATGCATCAACCCTAACATCATCAGATAGTGGTGTGCTATATGGTACAAAACCCGCTTTACGTAGTATTGCTTGAGGGTTTTCAAGCGTCTTCCTTAACATTGCGTTTTCTTCACGCACCGACAAAATATCTCTATCCATGGTTTCCATTTTAGAAATTAAAGCATTCATAAGTTTCTCAGTGTTATTTCCTTCAACACTCTCATCCTCATCAACCATCTAAACCACCTTAATTAGACCAACGGCCGAAAGTACCCGATGTTTTCTTCATTTGTGGATTATTTCTAGATGATATTATTGTACCCGGTAGTTGTCTATCTCTTTGTGATGTATCAAAATTAGAACCCGATTCATTCCATTTTAGTACAGGTACATTATTTACCCATCCGTTACTAGGCGTAACTACTTCTAATTCTGATTTTTTAATAGCATAAAGTAAGTCCTCTTCCAACGTACTTGCGTACTTCATTATTTCATTTAGGTGACTCTTTGCATCATCTGCATTACCCGCTTCAATAGCCTTTGCGAAGGCTTCGTTATGTGCGGTAAGTTTCCTAGCCATTGGGTGCATTTTTAGTAAGTCCATGGTAATCGCCGATTAACCGCTATATGCCTCTCTATTTAGATTATGCGCCTTTAATACGCCTTGAGTTCATTATTGCACGACTATTATCTTGTGCTAAAGAATTTTTAGGACCACGTTGCTGAACGCTAGTTACAGGAGAACCTATACCCGGACTTCTCCTATTTTGTGGAGATGCTGGGCTACTTGGAGTTCGGATACCCATACCTTCTCCACCGGGTTGTGATGGTGGCATTATACCGGGGGGCTGAGCACCCATTTGCTGTGCCATCGGTCCACCTGTACCCGGAGGCATACCGGCAGGAGGTTGCATACCCGGTGGCATAGGTGGTGCACCGTCTTGTGCTTGATTCAACTTACGATATGTAAACCTGATATCTCTTTCACCTTCTTCCATGAGTTCAGGCTTGTAACCAAGCATTTGCATTCTTTGTGCTAAATTAACTTCCATCTCATCTCTACGAAGTCTTGTAATTTCATCTTCTTCTTCATTTGGATAGAGAGTTAATTTCCAATCTGTTACTTCCATTTGTTTTAACAATCTTGGAAATAGCACTTGAGTGTAGACTTTTTGACCAAACTCAACAGCACGATTAGTAACAAGTATTTGCATACCTTCATTATTTAATCCACCACTTTTACCACTATCAATCATAAAAATACTACTAACACCATAGAATGCTGCTATTCTATTCCTTAATTCATCTCTAACAGCAATATACTGCATTTCCTCAAGAGTATCCATAAACTTGACCCAGTTTACACCCCCTCTTCCAGTGGCACTTTCAATCCCCACTTTAGGAATGTAATGAGGGTCACGCTCCATTTTCTCATCAACAGATTTCCAAAATGACTTCATAGATTCTAAGTTATCAGTAGTAACTGAAATAATACCTTTTGGAGACCTTCTCTTTTGATATGCAGTATACATATAATTATCCATTGCTGTAAGAGTCATCGCTTGTCTCCACATTGTGTTTACGGGACTTCTACCATACAATTTAGAAGGGTTATATTTACTAATGTGTATAACTTCTCCTTCTAGATAGTATTGTGTCTTACCACTACCGGCCATATTAGCATAATGTGCTTCTTGCATATTATTCCCACACACTTCGCAACTGTCATCTTGACCCGGGTAAGCAATTTGGTCTCTATGTAAGGGACAAACTTTGTATCTGCCACCACGTACCCCACGCTTATCAGAAATAATTCTCATGAATATAGGGTCACCTCTAATCACTTCTTTAACTCTAAAGAACTTAATATCAGATGTTTCAGGCTCAACATAGTAATCTTTTATACAAATTAAAAAGGCATCATCTACAACTTCTAAATCTCTTTCTACTTCTTGTAAAACGTGCATAAAATCTTGTTCCATAGAGTTTTGTTGTTCTAATAACCACTTTGGATACATCAATTGCTCCACATCAGGTGTCTTAGTTTCACCACCACATAGTGTACATTGCTCTACTTCATGTTTGAACTCTTCATTACATTCCACACACTTATGTTGAAACTTCTTCTCCCAATAATATCCCCTTCTAAATATCTCTTGACTTAACTTAGAAATTACAGTTCTAAGAATTAAATTTTCATGAGATACAGCGTACAGAGCGGGTATAGTAATACCTTGTGCTAAAACTGGCTCTTGTATACCAGTAGTATACAGAGGCATTTGTGGCTCAGGTGTACTTCTTGTTCTAAACGGCCTAGTTATGTTTGACAAGAAACGCCCAATTCTACCTTGCTCTTCTGCCATATTATATCGCCTCTGCCCACTTAGTTACATCGTCGGCTTGTACGCCCCACTCAGAAAGGAGGGCGGTTGACTTTTTGGTGTCATCGCTCCAATTATAATATCTAACTACTTTTTTTAATTCTTCTTTCTTCATAGAATCTTTTTCTTCTATAAATGCTAAAACCGCCTTTGCTTGTGTTTTCTTCATTTCTAAAAAGGGTAATAATCCTTTCAAAAGTTTACTAATATCTGCTTTAGAATAAAATTGTAATCTATGTTGACTTCTTTGTGTATCACTATACACTTTTTGGTCTAATTGTAATATACCACAATCTAGAGTCTTTTGTAATTGTTCACAATGTATTTTTCCTCTTGTACCTGTAGCGATAAACCCAGCACGTGGCTCTCCCCTTTTAGTAATCGTAATATATCCATCAGCATCTAAAAAACCAGCAGCATAAGCCCAAGGGTCTTTTATAATTAATCCAGTTCTATCCATTTTAACAAAAGTGCCTCTTTTTCCACCCGCTATTATATCTACTTCTTCACCATACATAGAAAGTAATTTTGCTAATTTCATAGATGTCATACTTTTATGTAAAACTTTTCTTTCCTTTAGATTTTCAAATATCATACGACCTGACATCGCCCCTTTAGATTTTAATATTTTTTCACTTTTATACAATGCTTGTTGTTCTTTATCTGTTAACTTTTCAATTTGATTAAGGGTTGATTTCCACATTTTACGAGCATCTCTTTTTGCATCCATAGCAGAAACCCACGCTTTTCTTTCTTCATCTCCCCAAACATCTTCATATTTATCTAAGGATTTCAAAGCCTCATCAGCCTGTTCCCATTGCATACAAGCCCTAGTCAAACCTATTTTTCTACTGTCACCAAACCTTCTTAGAGATTTCATAGTTTTATCAGACATACCTAATTCTCTAATCGTATCAGAATGTTTTTCAGCCCAAGGGTGCATTTTCAAAGTAGCATCCATTTCCATACTTTTCATAGTCCTTATATCCTGTATGGCTTTATCGATGAAAACTTTTTCTTCTTTATTATGTCTTCTCGCTTTTCTTAATCTATAAACTAAATCAGATGCTGAACACCCTATATTAGTTTCAAACCAACCATCTCCATTTTGTGGAAACATATTCATCGTATTTATCTCCAAAGAGTTGTATTAATATTATTTTCGTCTATTATTGTATCATTCATTTTAATCCCTCAAGGTATCATCAGCGAGTCGTTTTTACTCTCGCCTCTGAACCAGTTATCAAAGCCCGGCATGTAATCATCTAAGAGCATAACGCTTCCCTTAAACTCCTTAGAAGCCCAATTAGCAAGCGCTAGACTCATCGCCAAATCATCGTGAGTACCAACACTTTCCAATTTCCCATTCTTCTGCATACCGAATCTATTCAATTCCTGTTCCACTTTATGTGTGTAAGCCCTGCTCCTTTCATCACCATATGGAAGTTTAATGTGTTCTTGCTCAAACGCAAGAAGTAGGCTCATGAACAATGATTCTTTTCTTGTACGAGTAGTCATGAATACTCTGATAGGCATATCAGCCCTAAGTTCTCTCATCTCTTGTTCTAACATTCTTTGAAAATTGTTACCTTCAAGTTCGATAAGTTCAGGTTGAAATTTATTATTCAAAATAACCATCATGCGTTTTTGTGCCATTGATGACATTCCCCTTTCATGTACAACGTGAACTATCTCCTTGACATCTTCATCAGGCTTCATTCTCATAACAGTCATCCCTGTAAAATCAGCGTTCTTATCAGATGCTATCGCAGGGTCATGTCCGATGAAATGTTGTCCAAACACACCACTTGCTTCACCCTCCTCGTTGTAAAAAGTCTCTGCTTTGTCAAGAAGAACAAGATTAGGGTCTCTACACTTCTGTAATAACGGACCGGGAAACATACTCGCAACATCATGAATCGGTTCACATAAATACTCACGTGTAAATTGTATAGCAGGCATAGATAGCCTCCTCTTTTCTAAAGAATCAATATCCCATCTCTCAGGCCATAATGCTATTCCTTCTGCATTTATTGCTGGATATGTTTCTACTCTGAAAGTTTCCTTCTGTTCTAATTCAGCGTACAAATCATTGTAACTAAATGGTGTGCCAACCATCATCAATTTACTACTGTGATGAAGTACAGGTAACAAAACACCATAAAACCAATCCGCCGTCTTAGCAAGTTCAGTAGCAGTAGTACCCCACAAAATATCATCACACACTACAATATCAGGGTGGAAACCACGAGTAGCCCCGCCAACCGACTTTGCCATCATACGACTACCGTTGGAAAACTCGAAATATGATTTGGCCCAAGGTTTGCCCTGTGGTTTTAGATGCGTGAGAACTGGATTACTTTCAATATTATTACGAATAAAACGCATGTGTTCAAGAGTCTGTTCAAGAGAATGAGAAAATATCATTACGTGAGTATTAGGTTTGAATGCCGCTAACCATAAAGCATATGTCATAAAAAACACAGATTTACCATGGTCACGTGAAGCCTTAACACAATAATACTGCGATTCTTCTAACCCTTCTTTCCAAGATTGATGGTGATGGTTGTATAAAAAACCTAGAACAGCAACAAAAAAATATTTGAAAGGTTTTTCACTCATTTTCCTATCCATATTTAGGATAAACTCTTCCATCTCTTTTTTGTTTGACATTTTATGCACCCGCTACGGTAGATGATACTCCATCGGGTGATTCATTCTGAATTTCTTTTAATTTAGCAGGGTCTATAACAGCAACTGGAGGTTT